TCAGTAAAGACCGCGGCCCGACATCAGGCTGGTGTCATTGTCACGCCGCACCGGCGCGTAAGCCGCAACCGGCCGCGTCGTCACAGGAGCTTCCTCGACGGTCTCCTCGGCCTCGGCCGGAACGCTGCGCTCAAAACGACGGCCACCTGGCCGCATGGCTCGCGATGCCGACACTTCGGATGCACCGGCAGCGGCGAAGTCTTCCTGTGTATGACCAAGCGTATAGGGCCGACCCGCGGGCAGCGGAATATCACCCCGTGTGACACCGCGTACCGGTGCAACATCAGGGATAAAGGCACGCGCGGATGCGATCCTGACGCCTGACGGGGCTGGAGCCGGTTCGCCCGTCCGGAGCGTGGCAATCAACTGCCGATCGTCCGATCCGTCGAGCGGCGCCCTACCGACATATTCGACACGGACGCGGCCAATGCCGTTTTCCCGGAATTCGAGCAGCTTCGCCGCGGTATTCGAGACATCAATAATACGGTTGCCGTGATACGGCCCGCGATCGTTGACACGCACGATGACCGATTTGCCGTTGGCCATATTGGTCACGCGGGCATAACTCGGCAGTGGCATGGTCGGATGAGCTGCGGTGAGCGACGTCATGTCGAACACCTCGCCATTGGCCGTCAGGCGGCCATGGAAGGCATCGCCATACCATGAGGCCAGACCCTCGGCCCGATAGCTCGGATTTTCTTCCGGGACATAGGTTCTACCCGCGACAACGTACGGTTTGCCAACGCGGTAGGTGCCGCCGCCCTTGGGAACGGCCTCGTTGAAATCCACCACACGGGGGCTGCTGGAGACGCCGTATTTCGGATCGACACGGCTGGAGAACTTGTTGGACGAGGCACAATTGGCGACCAGCAGGCACGCGGCTGCGGTTACCGCGACACGCACGGCCGCCCTGCCCGATTCCCTGACGCAAATCCCCATAGAACCCCAAATAGCACTTTCAGCGCTGCCCTGCCTACATCCGGCAGCGTGAGGCCGAACGCCAGCACTGATACAGCGCTTATCTTAACCCATTGCTTCGGTGCCGGAAACGGCCCGATGCGCGAGTTGGTAAACCAGAGATTGATTTTATGCCGGTTGCAGCTTCCCCTTGCTCCTGGCGAACCTTGGTATCGCCCGCGCTTTCCGATGGCCGGCGGGCCGTAAAATTGGTCGAGGCGCTCATGAATGGATGGGTTTCCGTCTTGCTTATCGTCATTCGCCGGACGATCGTGGCGGCGAACTCGATAGCCGGGCGTAAGGCTCCGTATCCGGCGACCGCTTACCGGCAATCGCCCCTTTCGCTGCCTCGTCCGCTTTGCTAAGTGCTTGGTTTCCAAGTGCAGGAAGGGTGGCCGAGTGGTTTAAGGCACCGGTCTTGAAAACCGGCGTGCCTGCAAGGGCACCGTGGGTTCGAATCCCACCCCTTCCGCCAGCCCTACGTTTTTCCCCGCCTACCCACGTCTAATTGAGCCACCTAAGTGCAGCAAGCGCAGTGACTTGCTGTCTTTTTGTGTCTAAATTTGTCCTCCGAAGTCGAGCTATATCCGCGCTTAGGGCGTGGGTTCGGACGTGGGATTTGGAGGACACTTTCTTGGCACTTTCAGCTTTAAAAGTGAAAAACGCGAAGCCCGGTGAAAAGCTGAGTGATGGCGGTGGCCTGCGGCTGGACGTTGACGCGCGGGGCCGTTCGTCATGGATGTTTCGGTTCAAAAGCCCATTGACCGGCAAGGAGCGTTACATGGGATTGGGCGCTGCTTCGGATGTGAAACTCACGGAAGCGCGCGAAGCCGCAGAAGCGGCCCGCACCCTGCTCCGCAAAGGTGTCGATCCTATCGAAGCAAAAAGGGAGCAACGCGCCGCCGCCAGGGCGGAAGCAACTCGCGCCGTCACCTTTAAGCAATACGCTGAGGGCTATATCGCCCGCATGGAGTCTGGCTGGAAAAACCCCAAGCATCGTCAGCAATGGACAAACTCACTGAAGACCTACGCATTCCCGGTGATCGGCCAGACGCCCGTAGCCGATGTGCGCACTGTCGAAGTGATGAAAGTTCTCACACCGATTTGGAACATAAAGCCCGAGACGGCATCGCGGGTGCGGGGTCGCATCGAGATGATTCTGACAGCTGCCAAGGCTGAGGGGCTGCGAACAGGAGACAACCCGGCTGCATGGCGTGAGCGCATTAAGCCATTGCTCCCGAGCAAGCGAAAGGTGCGCAAAGTCCAGCACTACCCCGCCCTGCCCTATACGCTTCTCCCGAAGTTCATGGCGTCGCTACGCGCCGATACGTCTGATTCTGCGTTAGCGCTACAGTTCATCATTCTGACCGCTGCTCGCTACAACGAAGGCGCGTGGAGCGATTGGGCCGAAATTGACGAAAAGCAAGGTGTGTGGGTCATACCCGGCGCGCGAATGAAAGGTGATCGCGCCGACAAGCCGCATGCGGTGCCGCTCGCGAATGCCGCGCTGAAAGTCTTGGAAGCGGCGCGCGAGCGCAACAGCCAAACGGGTTTGATTTTCCCCGGCCAGCGACGAGGCCGACCGCTCAGCGATGTCACCTTAGCTAAAACGATTTCGCGTCATACTAGCTTGGAAGCCACAACGCACGGCTTCCGCTCGACGTTCCGCGATTGGGCCGGAGACATGACAAACTTCCCTCGCGACCTCTGCGAGCAGGCGCTGGCGCACGCCATAGAGGACGAAACGGAAGCGGCTTATCGCCGTTCGGACGCTCTAGCGAAGCGGCGGCTATTGATGAACGAATGGGCGGCGTACTGTGGCTCTATGAGGTGCGGGCCTGATGCGCACGCCTGATTGCCGGGTCGGCTAAGTCGCGGGCAGGAACATTTAAGAGGCTAAGCACGATACCCTTCGTTCTGCCATCGCCATAGGTAAATGTTAACTCGGTCGTTCGGTTTGAGTATCGCATGTTATTCGGCAGATAATGCTCGATTTTGTAAGGCTGCGTTTGCGCCAAGATGGGAAGCTTTTGCATTTGTCGATACACTAAGTCTCGTATGATATTGCTCGGGGTGGGCTTGTCGTCCGTCTTTGCAACGTACAAACCAATACATGACAACATCACTCTACTAATCGCAGGATAGTAACCGTTCATATTGTCATTGAGCTTGTCGACAATCTTGAAAGCCAATCTTTGCTGAAATGGTGTCAATCCTATTTGGTCGCTGTATTTTTCAAAGCACGCCCCAAAACTCTGCAACGCCATGATCCAAAACGGATCACGATAGCCGTTAAATTCGTTGGCAATGCCATTGAATGCTTCAATAACAATTTCGACAAGGTCCTGAAGCATGTCGCTGCGACGGTCGTCCGCAGACGTGACAAAAGCATAATCCCACTCGCTTGCACTAAAGCCCTCTTGGATTTTTTCGGCCAACGATACGGCTTCTTCAACTGCGTCTTGAATGCGGATCATGAACATATGATCGACTGGTTTGATTTCGCGTACTTGATACAGCGATCTAAAAATGCCTTCGTAATGATGCCGAACGCTCCACGCCGTTCTTGCATCATATATTTCTCCAGACTCGATTACGGAAGTTAAGCAACGCTTTGCAGCATTGTTGAAACGCTTTAATCCCTTCTCTTCGAACTTATTCTCTGTATTGAACCGCAATCCGGCGAGCGGATCATATCTAGTGACAATAAATGGAAGGTCGAAGAGACTTTCTGAAAGTACGGGCGCTGAGGCAAAACCCGTATAACCCGTTTCGCGCTCAAACATACTCTCATCACTGACGACGGCTTGCCGAGCAAGCCCTTGGATAAAAGGCTCGGCAGCGCGCGAGTGTAGTTCCTTATCGGAAAGGTCGCGAAGTATCGCGGCAGTCTGCCATGGCGCCTTTTCGATAAGAATTTTGCACAGTTTTTCGTCGGAAAGGATGTGAAGAAATGAAGAAGCGTAACTAGACTGCTCTATTTTCAGCCGATGAGAGAACTCAACAAAAGCGGACGGCTTCCGCAAAGATTCAATGAACTTTGATTCTCTGATGATTACGGGCAAGCTACGATGTAAGTCTTGAATAAAGTCGATGCAATCTTTGTCGTTGGCGGCGGATAACAGGCGCGCTGCGGCTTGAGCGAAACGCGAAATAGACTTTGCGTCGGCCAGTACGGGCCAGATTATAGCGACGATGATTGCTAAATACGCAGCTACAAAAAAGAGTCCTGCGATAATTTCCCATATCAAGGGGTATGAAAAGGGGCCGCGTTGTTGAAGCGCAGGGATGCTAGGTAAAATCGCTGCAATAAAAGAACAGGACGCGCCTATTAACATCAGCCCGTAAAGCAATTGCAACGAACCGAACCGCGCTCGCAGTCTGAAAGAATAAATTGGCTTCAAGAGTTGTTGGACAGCGAGTATGAAGCCGAGAGCAGAAACGGCCTCACCAATGCTAAGATAAATGGACGTGGGAGCGGCGGGATTATAATTGCAAAGCCCTAGCGCTTCTATTCCTAAACAGGCGTGCATTCAAAGCTCATAAGTGATTGAAGCGAAGAGCTTCTAAATAGAACCTTTGTATCGCAGTGACTTCATCCTGGGCAAATCGACAGGCCGTGCTGGAAAAATAAACTCGTCACTTTCAATCCATCGGCCTTCGAACTTATCCCAAAATCTTATCGCATCGAACTGCCGCTCGAACTCATAGACGCACCAGCGAATGTATCCCCGCTCGATCTTTTCGCCCGTCGCGTCGAATGGCACATTGTTATAGCGACAGCATGCAGCAATTGCGTCATAATTTTCTTGGACGTAAGAGTTCTGCAAAGCAACATGGTACGGGTGCGATGCGCGCCAGCGCCCTATCCGCTTGACGCGCCGCTCGACGAACTCGGGATGCACTTGCAGAAAATCGGGAATGCGGGCGATTGCCTTTGCGATCCGGCGCGCTTCGTCCGAAGTCAGATGTTTCCTGTAGTCGTCAAACTGCGCTGCGTGCAGATCGTCGCGACAATAGATCGACGCCAGAACGACACCGTTCGCATCCTTTACGACGTAGCCATGTTGCGTCCTTTCCACCGGCCAAGGCGGTGGAAATCGTCGTTTTTCGTCCCTTGACTCCATAAGAACAAAATAAGAACATGATGGAAAGCTCGTCAATCTGGAACTAAGCTGTGACCGGCCTGCCCGAACAAAATCCACAAATGGAAATGGACCGGCTCGACGAAGCCACGGACCAAGCAATCGCCGCGTGCCATGGCGACATGCGGAGCGCCCTTCGCACATTGATTTTAGCGAACGAGTTTCTTGAGCATGAACTGCTCACGAATGTTTCGCAGGGCTATACGCGTCGCGCGCATCATGGAAGGATCAAAACTTATCGTGCCTAATTAAACTTTGAGGATTTTATGGCTGAGCAATTTTTTACAGTCGACTCACCAGACGGATCGCGACTTGAGTTCAGTTCGTTTGATGAAATTGATACTTGGTTGGAGAAAGAGCGCGCGGCTCAACAGTGGCTTGACAAAGGAGGTCAAGCGGCTGGCGGCGAGGTCGATAATCTCCGAAATTCTCGCGCATCCCGATACGCTGGCATTCGAAAGCGCTTAGATAATTGGAGAGCCGATCCCGAAAGCGCACATGCTCGGCAAAATCTCAGCAATGCTTTTACGAATTTAATGGGAGATCATACTTTTGTTGGGTCAGGTCATCCGTTTGTGCTCATCGCGTCCGACATTGCGATTAAAGACGGTCCGGTCGCGGCTTCCGCAGCGCTCGGCACTCTTCTCGGCGTGCCTTGCAATCCGAGTACTGAAACAATCAAAGGCACCTTGGGCGCTATACTAAGGCGAGACGGCATCGAACCAACCTCGCCGCAGATTGTTAGTAACGCGATCCAAGAATTAAATGCCTCCGCAACAACCACAAGCGCAAAGCAACGGGCAGAATGGGATGCATTAAAGCTCAGTGCCACTTCTCAACTAGACGGCACGAAGACTTCGTTCGAGCAACAAACCGTTGCGGCGCATGAAAAGATTGCAACCACCATTGAGCGCATAAACAGTGAAGTTAACAATGCAATCTTCAATATCCAGGCAACTGAGGCCGGTTATAAAACGCAAATGCAGCTTCAAGCTCCCGTGGATTATTGGAACACAAAAGCGACTGCTCACAGAGAAGCCATTACAGGCTGGTTCGGCTCTCGATCTCGCCTAATTTATTGCGCGTCTATCGGAAGTCTTATTTTGATCGTCGTGCTTCTAATGCTCGCTACAAGTGCAGTGGAGATAGCTGAGCGCGCCAAGGGGGACACTGCGATCTATCTGAAATTTGCGGCAATTGGCGCAATCATAACTACAATTGTCTTTTGGATAAGTCGCGTTCTTCTTCGAATCTATTTGAGCGACCGACATTTGTTGACTGACGCCGAAGAACGCGTGGCGATGATAAAGACCTACCTCGCTTTAAGTAACGAAGGAAAAGTCGAAGCTGTCGATAGAGCATTGATATTAGCACCGCTGTTTCGTTCGGCGTCAGATGGCATCGTCAAAGACGAAGGGCCAGACGCTTCCGTTGCGGGCGTACTCGCAAAATTACTCGATGTGCGCGGGGGCAGATAGCTGTCGCCCCGCCTCGGAGATGAAAATGGCACTCAAGATATTGGTTGACAGAAACGTCGAACGAATCGCGAGGACGCATCGAACGACCGCAAAGGATCGAAAAGTCACTTGGGGCAATGCGGATGGATCGAGCGCTATGGCTTTTGATTCATACGAAATGGTGCGAGTACGCGTGACACGGCCACCTAGCCAGAATGCAACAGATGAGCAAATCCCTTATTTAGCAACGGTAGCTCAACTTGCCCGGACGGGCGGGTTAAATCTTTTCACCTCTTGGGAATTAAATGCCGAGCGTATGCGCCAGCCCGGCGACAACGCGGGTTGGCTAGATGTCAGTTTATTTGACGGCGTTACTATCGATTGGGTCGATTCTCCGGTCATACGCAGCGGCATTGTCACTTTCGCCGCCGAAGAGGAAACAGCATTCTTTCAGTCAATTCGACACCCACGCTTCGAAACCTTGCGCAAGCGCATAGGCGAGGCCCATATCGCCGATATTTTTCACTTATGGACGGCTGAGGTTGCGGGCTTAGACATCTTCATGACTATGGAACGCAGATTTTTCAACGCAGTTGAGAATGAGCGTGACAAGCTCGAACTGAAAGTCAAAGTATCTAATCCCCAACAGATATGCGAGATGTTAAAAGCTGGCCCCACTGATGTTGACGCTCTCGTCGCGGCTAAGCCGCCTTGGCAGTGAGCACCTCCCGCTCAATCTGCCATGGCAACTCCCGTAACCAAGCGAACACGCTCTCAAGATCAAAAGCCCTCTCGCCGTCAAGCTCTCCCGGCATATCGCTCGTCTCTTTCAGGACGAACGACCCGCATGGCTTTCGATACATACAATCTCTCGCCAGATATTCCCTGCCCGACTTCAGGCAGTGGAGCGGATAGGTTCGCGTTGCGATAAGGATGTCCATTGTAGCCCCCATTCGTGATGACGAATCGAAGCTACAATGGAAAGTTCGTAAGGTGGGTAAGGTCTCACGGACCTTACGACTTTATTTTCAATGGGGTGCGCCTCCAAACGCAGTCATTAGTTCGCGCGTTCTTGCCCGGCCTAGTCCCCGCTCCAAATGCGCGAAGCCGCATGCCTTAATGAGTGTCTCGACAGCGACGCGCGGCAAATATCGTTTGCGCGACGCCGCCCAGGCGAGTGCGGGCAGCAACTCGTCTGGAACGCTTTCGATCATGAGGAATACGTCGAGAGACGTGCGGCATTTCCGCAGAACGCCTAGCGCCGGAATCAAAATGTCCGGCGTCTCTATCTCCGCGCTACCAGTGCGCGGTGTGTGGTGCAGCCTCAGATCGTTCATATCGCACCCGCTGAAGGTCGCCCAAGCTGCACCACGTCAACGGTCACACGCGCAACGCCGTCCGGCTTAACGGATGTGACTTCGAACGCGCTGCCATCGCAGCGACGCTCGATGCGATAGCCTTGCAGAATCGGAAACGGCAGAGCCTTCGCCGTGAAAGTAAAGACCGGGTCGCGGCTAGAAACTTCTAACAGCGGCGTGAAGCTGCTTTGTCCCGCGTATCCTTTCTTGCCGCCTTCCTCTCGGAAGACCGATTTCGCTTTCCAAAAGAACACCGCGACAACTTGGCTGCGCTGCGATTCATCCGGCGTCGCAGGAAAGTTCGGCCTTCGAAGTACGGGCGTAATAAACACGACTTCGCCCATCGTCTCGTCAATCGCGGCGGACACGTCTTGCATCCCCGCTCGCCAGTTTGTCTGAAACATAAATCGCCCCTATGGTGCTTGTGTCCCGGCATTGAACGCGGGCTTCGCACCGTTGCTCCCGCCCATCCCAGTGCCGTTCTTGTCGCCGCCAATCGATCCCTTCAGCGTGACAATGTCAGCCTGCATTTGCTGGAATGTCGTGACGAACCACGGCGAAGGCTTTGTCTCGCCCGTGATGCGTATATCGGCTTGCCCCGTAACTTCGCCCGTGACTGTCTGAGCGCCTCCCGGCTGTCGGCCGTATTGTTCGTCTAGGCTATCTGCCAGATTGCGCCGATACGCCCCATTCCCTCCCCGGCGCTCAGTGACCGGAGCCATAGCCTCGTCGCCCCTGCGTGCGGCGCGGGCGGTCTCTTCGCCTTGCGCTCGCAGCCGTTCAAGCTCGCGATCCATGCGAGCGTCTGCATCCGCTCGAATAGCATCCCGCGCCGTCTGGCTGCGCGTCCGGTCGCGCGTCACACCTTGGGCCTCGTCGTTCACAACATCATAGACGAACGGCGCAGCGGCCACTGTGAGCCCTGCAAAGCCCATGAAGCGGGCGGCTGTTCCCAAAACGCTCGCACCACGCGCCGCCAGCCCGGCAGCGCCCGGCGCGGCTGTAGCCGCGCTGATGCCAGCCGACCGGAGCAAAGACGAAGCGGCAGCGGATGCGGCCGCCGCTAGGCCCGTGATGGCAGACGTTGCGGACAACGCCGCAGCCCCAAGGCCAAGCCCGCCAGCGGCGGTTAAGGTTTGCATTCGCTCGGGGCTGAGATTGAGCAGCCCGCCAACCCCGGCGTTTGCGAGATTGGCCCCCTTCTCTAAAAGCCCTTGGTTGGCTTCGACGAGCTTCTTAGAGGCCGTATCCAGCGAGGCGTTAAATCGGTCCACTGCCGCCGCCGCGCCCGCCATACGCTCGTTTGCGATCTTCTCGGCATACCCGTCCGACTGGCTGAGCTTTTGGAGATACTCGCGGTATTGGTCCAACGCATTTAGCAGCATGACGGCTCTGCCGCCCTGCTTGTCGCCGACCAGGGCCTGAAGGTCTTTAGACGAGCCTTTCGCCAGAATGTCGTCGAGCAGAGCGCCGCCACGGAATCCAGACTTCGCGAGGTCGTATTGGCGAAGAGCGCTATCGGTCAGATGTTTCTGATCGGTTTTCGAAAGCTTCTCTCCGCTGGCCTCTACGGCTTCCCGGATTGCAGTCGTGAACTCTTCGCGGCTTCCAAGGACGTTGCGGCTCTCATCATTGAACGCACCGCGCAGCCCCTCTACGCCCTTCTCTGAAAGCCCCTTGCCGTATCGACGACGCAACGCAGCGTCTATGGCCTCGGGACTCACATTGCCCTGGCTCGCGTAGTCTTCATACCGCAGGCCCATATGGGCGAATGCGTCGAAGGCCTGCCGCGTCGGAGACATCAAGCGCGCGGACATCTGGCGCATGAATACGCCCGACTCGTCGCCTCCCACGTTTGCCCGCTTCAGCGTCATAGCAACGGCATACGCCTGATCGGGGGAGATGCCCGCAGCGCTCGACATGCCCATGCCGTACTTGGCGAACTGGCGCACGTCCTCCGGCGTCATTGCTCCCGCCTTCGCCGCAACGGCAGCGCGGTCGCTGCTCTTACGCATTTCGACCGTAGCGGTCTTCGGGTCGTGCAGATGAATACCCTGCGAGAAAGTTATGCCTTCGACGATCTTCGACGCTTCCTCAACTTGGACGTTGAGGGCCTTCGACAGAATAAGCGCTTGGTCAGTCGCAGCCTTCGTGATCTCCGCGTTGAAATTTCTGGTAACAAATGCCTGCTGCGCGTGAAGCGTATCTATTGGCATGACGCCGAATCTTTTTGCAGCGTCAACCCGCTGCGTGTCGAGCATCTTCTGATCTGACGCGCCGAAACCCTGAATGGCCGCTTGGTAGCGGACATCCTTTTCGTACGGCAGATAATTCGCTATTGCCGCCTTCGCGCTCTGAAAGAATTTTGTGCCTGCGATCCCGGCGACAAGGCCCCCGATCTCGCGATGCAGATTCCGAATGCTAGTCAACGTGCCGATATGCTCGCGCGCCGCTGCGTTAGCTCGGCCGAACGAGTTGGCATAAGCGCTACCGTTGCCGCCTTTTAGAGCGTTGGCTGTATCCTGCGCGATCATCTTCGAAAGGCGCGCAAGTTCTTTCAAAGCTGGCGACGCTTTATCGTCGACCGCAATTGTTGCTGTTACTGAAGGATTGCTCATCGAGCCTGCCTCTGGTTATCCCGCTCTTTGTTCAAATCGACAGCGCAGCGGATGTATGTGCTTAGACGTGAAACGGACATGGACTCGACCGTGTTCGGATCGAGCCCATAGTCGAAGACCAAAACGGTAATCGCGCGCTTCACGTTGGCGTAGGGTTTTCTCCGGCCACTCCGAAAATAAGATCGGTAGCGGCGTTCCGCAGCGCATAAAAATCCCTGGCCCGAAGCCCGCCCAGGACAAGGTCGTCGATACCCGTCATATCCTGCAAGAATTTCCTGAGAATGGAATTATTGTAATCGATCTCGATACGATCCTTATGGCCGTCTGTAACGACCCGCGTCTTGAACGGTTCGCCATGATCGAAAAACGATTTTGCGCGAGGCTCATTGACAGTGATCTCCATCTTGTCGCCATCGTGCGTCTTGAGCGGCGCGGAAAGGCTGATTGTTCGGCTATTCATCGTGCGGACTCCTCGGAAAGCATCTTGGACGTATCGACGCCCATCTGAGTGAAAATAGTCGCAAGCGGCATTCCGGTCTGGGAATGCACGTTCATCGCGTATGAAAGGTTCTTGTGTTCGTGGCTGACCACCGTTTCGCCCCGTTCCATGCGGAGCGTGAGCGCGCCGAGCCTGATTTCTGCGAGGCGTTTAAGCCTGACAGGATCGACAGCACTTAACGCCTGCGCCGGCTTGGCACGTCGGTCGCCGTCATAGCCTTGCGACTTATTGAAAGCCGACATGCTGCCCGCAATCTCGTCACGCCGTGCTGAGCGCGGATCGTTGTTAGTGGTCATTGTAGGGGGTGCCTTTGCTTCGGGTTTCTCTTTGGGGAGGCCGCGAAGAAATGCGCGCGCCGATTCAATGCTTAAGGATTCCGGTGTCTGTCCCGCCACCATTTCGGCAACTGCGGACTCTCGCCCGTTTGCCTCCGGAAGTTTCATAATCGCGGTTCGCCAGGCTCGTTCAGGCGACGGCGACACGGCCTCAACTGAGGCAGCGTGCCCCGCAATGCGGTAGCCGCACATTCGCGCCGTCGAAGCCGTTTCGACCAAGCCGCCCGGTAGAACTACCAATCCTTCACGGTGCGGATGTGGCGCAGCGACCTTTTCATGCTGCTGGCAAGCAACGACCCGAAAACCCTTTCTTTCGGCTTCCTGCCGGTCGATCACATAGCCATCGGTTAGAACGACTTGTCTGCGCTGCGTCGGGTGCTGATATGCTGTCTTCATTATCTCACCCTCACGGCGCGCGGCCCCGTTCCCTCGCAGATTGCTTCGAGCCGTCGCACTTCACGCTGAAGCGCCTTGGCGTTTCCTTGATGCCAGGTAAGCCACTGTTCGCCGTTGCGAACTTGAGCGCGAGCCTCTCCGGCAAGCAGTTGGTAAAGCGCTGCGCGCAACTGCGGGAGCATGGCGCATGGGTTATCGACCGAAGGCATAACCCCCGGCGTGGTACAGATCGTCATGTGTGATCCTTATCGATGTGCGGGCGTGTCGCCCGGCTCGGCTTCCGACTTCCATTCGTCCCGATTTTTCGGAACGGGATATTGAAAGCCAGCGGCCTCTAGCTGTTGCTTCTCGGCAATTCGCTGCGCGAGTACCTCTTCAAAGTCCTGGCCATTCTCGCCCAGAACCTCTTCGTAAGTCGCCAACCCGTTCTCCAAACGCAGCACTTGTGCCTGCGCTTCTTTGAGCGGATCGGCCACCGGCTTGCCCTTGCCCCGCCAAACGCTTCGCGAGTATGCGTCGCGCGCCTCCCAAAATGCGGGAGCGTCTTTCGGCAGTTTGATTCGACCCGTCTCGCAGGCCTCTTCAAGCCATGCCGTGAAGACGGCCCGATAGAACGGCTCGACAATTGCGCCCCGCCGTCGCTCGTTAATTCGCGACGGCAAATCGAGGGCGAGACGTGAGGCGCTGAAAGACGTTTGCGAGTAGTCGCCGCTTGTGTCCTCATACGATGCGCCTGCCGCCTTCGCGCTCTCACGCTGAAGTGACTTATCGAACGAATCGTAAGTCGTATTAGGCGACTCTGCGCGATGCATTTTCAGCTTATCGCCGGACATCAAGTGACCGATAACCCCCGGCTGCAAGCTCACCTTTGCTGCGGTGTAGTACTCTCCCCGCGCTTTCGCCCATGCCTCGGGGCTCGTGCCGCCGAACGAAGTTGGATCGCCCGGTTGAATAGATTGCATCGCTTGCGCGTGCGGCAAGTCACTTTCAATCGTTGTCGCCGTCTGTGTTTGCACAAGCGCCGACGCCAGCGTGTATTCCCGCAGCGTTCCTTTCGCATGGGCGGCGGATAGAGCGCCGATTAATGGCGGCAATCCCCGAATTTGACCGGCTGCAATGAGGTCAAAAAGATGAATAGCCCGTGCCCGGCCCCACGATGTCGTTGCCCTAACGAAGACCGCTTGTGGGGCGTTGCTAAGACTGCCAAGCGCATAGGGCCGAATCCAGTACCCAGCGAGCCTGCCGCGTTTGTCGAACGCGACGCCTTGTGTAACTGACAGCCCGTCGTCGCCCGCTTGCCGGGTGATAGATTGGTCCAGTTGTCGCGAGTCGAGCAGCTTGACTTTCGTACTACTAACCGCGCCAGCGACGCTTCGCCAATCCAGCACCACTACCACTTCGCCGCTGAGCAAGTATGACTTATAGGCGGCGGTTGCCATCTGATTAAATGTGTGCCGACCGGAGGCGTCGCATTCGCGGGGATTGGACACCCAAGCATGCCACGCGCGCTCAATCTCGTTTGAAAGCTCGCGCGCCGCCTCGGATGAAATGCCGAGCGCGGCATGATCCGGTCGCGACGACAGCGTGAGCCCATTTCCGACGCCATACGTCGCAAGATTTTCGACGAGCGTCGCAACCGTCGAGTTAGACGTTAGCAAATCCAGTGTGACCGCCGCCGCCGCTGAGCGCTCGCGGGAGACTTCGCTTCCGGGTGCATGCCCATAAGGACTATAGCCCCGCCCGTAACCAAACATCGGTTCCGAGTAACGCGCCCATGTCAACGAACGGTGTCCGTCTGTCCCGTCCATGAAGCCCGCCTGCGGAGCCGCCGCACCGCTGATCGGACCAAGAGCGGGTAACGCCTGGCGGACTTCGGCCGCAGGGGAAGCCCTATTCAACGCTGCGCGTACCGCATCAAACAACCACATATTAGTCCACCTTCTCAGCCGTGTAGCCGCGCGACGCGTTAAAGGCCTTCACGCCTTCCGAGATCTCTTTCAGACGCGCCGCCTTCGGATCGTTCGTAAAGTCTGCGGTCGCTGCGTCGATTGAGACCGGACCTTCGCGGTTCATCGCCGCGAGATACGGATTGCTGGCAGGCGCGCGTGCAAGCAATGCTCGCGCCGCCTCTGCGTCGAGCGGTGTCCGCAGCGCCAGTTCCGCTGCAAGCTCGGGGTTCTTTCGCCCCTCGGGGGACTCGATAATTTGGGAAACGCGCATCCGTTCGGAAAGTACAGACGCGTTAATGTCGCCGCTGACTGCGGCAGGCAGTTGTGTGGTCATGGTGTCCTCTAAGAGTTGTGAGCGGCGTTTAACTTCGCCGCTAGTTGGGCAATGGATTCTTGCGGTTTAGCTGGCGTTGTGAGCGCCTTCACATTGACAACGCCCGTGATGGCGCTGGCATAGACAAGGCAATCAAGCGGCTCATTCGCACGAACTACCCGCCTGTATTCATGACGCGGTGCGCCGCGAACATAACGAACGTGAAGCTGCTCGGATGCGAGCCCTTGAAAATATTCCGGCCCCAAATGATTGGGCAGCCGAATGAAGCCAGGCTCGACGGTTTGCAACGCTAGACGTTTTTGAATCGTCAGCTTGACCGCGTCGACTCCAACTAGGAGCAACTTCATTTGCCCCTTTAGTTTCCCGCCCCACCTTAGCGATTGCCGATCAAATCCCGTGACGCCCTTGACGGCGTAGCACGCTCGCGACTTACGGCGTTGCGCCGTCACGAAGGTTAGAACTTGATCCGCATTGAAACCGGAGTCGACCGCAGTTGCCGAGACAATCAGACGCTTGCCGCCGTGACACACAAAAGTTGCCCCGAGCGCCGTGTCGAGTGCAGTCCATACGGCATTACCCGATGTGTCGCCTTCAAGGCGAAGATGATTGAGCACAGACGCGGTGTCGTCGCCGTGGTGACCTAAGAAAGTACATTCGACACGATCCGACTGAACGTCCACCCCCGCTGTCACGAATTGAATGTTCGCGGCATACGGGGCAGCTATTGGCTCCGCTCTTTGCTGAAGCTCCGTCGATGAAAGCTCTACTTCTGACGACGCATCGTAAACCTGAGCTAGCGTGGTATTGTAAAATGCCTGCTTTTGCGTCGGGTCCTTGGCGGCCTCCGCCGCTTGCGCGACGGATTCCAATGTCGAGAATTTCGAAGCCAGTTCGTTCAAATGGTAGGATCGAATACCCGACTCGCCCTTCGCCGTTGGCTCCCACCTACCGCATTCGATCATGGCGCGACGCTGCGCTTCGTCGTGAACCGCTCCGCATGCCTCGCACGACAAATATGCCGTTTCAGGCTTTCCCTCATCCCATTTCAGATTTTCAAAAGCGAACGGCGCACGATGTGCGCAGTCCGGACATTCTACAGCGAAGCGACGCTGATCTCCGCGCTCGAACCACTTGTTAATCCGCGATCCGACGCTCGACGTGGGCGTCGAAACAAGAACGATCTTGCGCCCCCTACCTTCGAAGGTCTTTGTCCGCTTGATCGCCAATGCTATCGGATCGCCCTCAACGCCAGCGCTAGGCGCAAAACGATCGATCTCGTCGAGCACCAGGAGTCGGATCGCTCTGGCGGCAAGCTGGTCAGGTTTATGCGAAGACGCGAACGCAAGCTGCCCGCCCGGAAATGATTTTGACGCGAGCGAGTTTGCCCCACCCGCTCTGCCCTTGCGCTTATCCTGGCCCTTTCCGATCAAAGCCCGCAACGCAGGCGACGCCGAAACGAGGGGATCAAAGCGGTCGCGAACAAAGTCTTCGGAACGTGCGCCGGTTGGCGATACGTGAAGCATCGGCCCAGGCGCGCAGGCAATGCCATACGCGAGCATCGCGTCGATACTGAGTGACTTACCTGTCTGCGACGACAACATCATGACGATTATTTCAGCGTCTTCCGCGACGACTGAGTCGACAAGCTCGCGTTGATAAACCGCGAGACGCAACGGCCCAGGCTCGGCATTCGACGACCCCGGCAGAAATATCTCCGACTCCGCGAAGTCAGACGGCGCGACTTTGGGTGGTGGCGCAAAGGCGCGCAGCCACGCTGCCGTTAATTGAGAGTCCATCATGAGAGAGCTTCAGCTTCTAATTCCGCAAAGAACCTGTCCGGATCGGCAAGAACGCCGAGCACTGTCCGAACTTCCTCTTCGATCAATCGCGCGATTTCCGGTAGGTCTGTCTTCCCCGCCAGCTTTGGCGCAACGCGCGTGCCAATAGCGAGCAATGCAGTCCGCACCGCAGTTATGATGCCTACGCCCGTATCCGTGACGGCTTCTCGGGGTATGAGCCTGCCTTCCGTGGCTTCGTTTTCAAGTTCTAGCTTGCGGGCGCGGTGGCGCTCAGCAAGTGCCTTAGCTTCTGAATAGGCGGATACTTGCGTAGCGCCGCCCTCGCCCCTTCCGCTTGCTGCATTCCCCAAGAGGCGGTCCTGGTCGGCGATGGCTTTCACAATTTCAACGGCATCGTTGAACGCGTAACCGCCCCTGCCGGGCGTTAGGCCTTCGGCCCGCAGCGCTCGACGCACCGTCGCCTGGTTGACTCCGGTAGCCTCGGCTATTTCCTGTATGGTGCCACGCTTGCTCACTGCTAAATCCGTCTCTGCTATCGTTTTTGCGTGTTCGTCGATCAAGAATCGCACGGCAGCGGCCCTCGGGGCGTTTCGACCGGCGTCCGGAGGGACCCGAGAAACTGCCAGATGCGCGCACTTCTGCCGCTCTTCGCGCCGTGTTCGTGTTTTGGTTACGCGCGAGCGCCGCGCCATCGGTGAGATGACGCGACGCCACGCTGATCGCTTGCTTCGCGAGCCTTGCTCGGCTGCATGCGGGTGATGGAAGGCGCGGCGCGCTCATTGCCCCCAACCGCCAAGGGTACAACAAGCACGCCGCGCAAAACGTCGCGCGCTCGACACAGCGCTGCGACGATTGTTCTAGTCTTCGCTGCCAACCGGCGACGCAGGGCCAAGCCCTTCGCGGGCGAACTGCTTCGCTACCTCTACCGGCAAGCGCATGGCTGCTTCGCGGCTGGCCTCGCGTTCCCAAGTCTGTCGCGCGGCTGCGTTCGCCTGCCCCATCGCGGTGGCCGGGTGCTCGGCATAGACGCCCTTAATAGGTAGCCGGTCCGAACCACGGCGGAACGCTACGAAGCGCCCGCCAGACTTCGAGTTCACGACGAACGCATTCTTGACGTTGAGCGACGCAGACCCGCCGCCCGTCAGCCTATGCGTCGAAGCCCGCAAGCCTATCGTTTTGCTGACCTTCGCGCCTGCGACGTTTAGAATGCCGATGCGCGCCTTTCCGATGGTCCATCGCGCGGCCAGATCGCCAGCGGTGGACGCGCGGACCTTTGGCACCGCATCCTTAAACTTGCTCTTCGAGACGCCGATGTCTCTCTCTATCGTGCCTATCGTGATCTTGCGGGCAGCACGAGCAGACTGATCGACTGCGCGCCTGATCGCATTCCGCAATCCGCGTGCCGACAATTCGGCTGCCCATTGCTCTAGCTGAGTGGCGTCAATCCCGACCTTGATTAGTGACATGGCCGGTTAACGCGGTAGGAAGGCGCTCAACTCAAGAGCACTTTGCGCGGCCTGGATGGCCTGCGACTTAGCCACGCTAAGGATATGGCGAGTGGCGTCAACGGTGCGCTGCTTCTGTGCGACGCCTGGCGCGGCGTTCGTCCCCGGTTCGAGCCCGGCTGGAATAAATGGCGGCTGATACATGAAAGCCTCTCAGGCGGGCAGCAAAGCGCCGCACGACCGGCCCGAGAAATGGCCAGCCGCGCGGCGCGTGTTTCGGTCGGGGCCTTCCCGCCAAGGTGTTCCCTATACTACCCGGGAGAATCAGGCTTTCGTTTGCAGATCGTGTCGCAATCTAAAGAGGCTTCATTTGATTGATCTATTTGAGTTCTGGGGTCGCATAAAGCCATCGGCCACGATTCATCCATCCGACAAGCCTGTGTTTGACCGTTTGCGCGGGCAACACGGCTTCAATCTCAACTGCTTACCAAAGCCCTACTCGGGGCCGCTCAAGACAGCCCGTGTCGTGCTGTTATATTTGTCTCCGGGTTTTTCGCCGCAAGATTTGAAGGACGCTAAGTCTAAGGCCGGGCAGCGCCACTATGTCGAGCAGCGAAGCGGAGAAGCTGATCTGCCCGTTGATAGCACGATGGCCGGGCACAGTTGGCGAATGAGCCGCTTGGCATTTCTAGGCGAATGGCAAAATTACCGCGAACAAATTGCAGTCCTTGATATTGGAGCATACCATTCGAAGAATTTCACCGATCACGACGTGCTCGCGTCGCTCCCCTCAAGCCGGGTGACGCTCGATTGGGCACAACAGACTCTCTTCCCCGAGGCCGAGGCGGGAAAGCGCGTTGTGATCTGCATGAGAGCCGCGAAGTATTGGGGGCTCAGAGCCGGACAGACTTACGGCAAAAGCCTGTTTGCTCCCGACACGGGCCGCAGCGGGCATATGAATAGCGGAATACAACGCGAACAGATTATTAGGGCCGCGCGCCGTGCACTGGCCGAAAGCTAAAAGATAAGACTTTGTCTCCCGACAACTCAGCCCCTGTGCCGTTCCCTCTCTTAGAGAGAGGGAAACGTGCACGGTGAGTGGGAAAATAGATGCACGGTTCATGCACGGTCATCGCACGGTCGGGCTATGTAGCTGATTTTCCTACAAAACGACCGTGCATCTCACTGTGCAGCCACCGTGCACATGACCGTGCAAGCCACCGTGCATCGACCGTGCACGGTTAACGAATGAACAGTCCTTGCACGGTGAGTAGCTGTCATCGCAAAGACAAGATCGACCGGGTGCATGATTTGCTGGAAACGAGAGCGCTCTTGAGGCGGCGGCTGCTTAACGTGGTTTATCTCACTTTCTGAGACTATTTACCTCGACCGGAGCACGTAGACCAGGCGACGATACCCACTCGTTGATGTGACAAGCCGTATCTAAATGCCGCGCTTTATCGAGCAAAGCATCTCTGGCGCTGCCCGGTGGTGCCAGTGCCGCTTCCTCGCGCATTTGCGCTGCAATCTCTTGCCACTTGTCATGGATCGATTGCTTCTGTGTTTGTGCACTCATGGCGAACTCCTAACGATTAGTTCAAAGCAACAGATAGACGGCCGAGGTCAAAAAAATCAGCCCGCCTAGCGCCGCGACAATGAGAAAACTACGCGAAATGGAATCGGGTTTTAAGACCTCTGGCACAACATGCGCCCTCCGTGCATGAGACAGGCGGGAACGCAATAAGGCGGTCTCATCACCGATATCAGCCACTATCCGAGCGGTGATATGGAAATGCTCTGCCCATTCTAAATGAATGGCGAGTCATTTAATTTGCCATTCGACGCAACCTTTCTGCCGCGTCGAATGCTAACCGCTAAGAGGTTCGGGACGTTGACGAAATTCGACGTTCAGTTAAGCGCCACAGAAATAAAATATCTTTGGAACCTCAGAACATTGCATCGAAAATGGATGAGACCGCTGACCGCCTACGGCATCCGGTACTCTGTTCGCCTGTTGTCTCCGCTCTTCACGATCTCGCCGCGCTCAGCCAGCTTTCCCAACAGCCGCGTCGCCATTGTTCGATCTTTCAGCACGGGCAGCCCCGCGCCTCGACGATCTGCATTCAACGCATTGAATACTCGGCCCGCAGATACCCCGACCTCGCCGAGCTTGTCGCCGGTCGTCGCTGCGCCTTCGTTTGCCAATTCTTCGACGATACGGAGCACCGCTCGTAGCTTGTCTTCAGGCGTATCCGGTGCGATCAATGCTGCATCGTCTTCGACATCATCGACGACCAAATCGGCTCGCGGCATTTCCTCAACGGCCAGCATTACATTTATGTCGTCGCCGTCCTCATCCTGTCCGATCTTGTGAGACTTCAGCCGGTAGCCAAACTCGACCTTTGCCGGATCGCCGATGCGATACTTTGACCCCGCCTTGATCGTCCCCCGCCCTGCCTTATCGCGCGACACTTCGATAACGGTATCGACGTTCGCCTGTAGCGCGCCGCTCCCCCGGACGCCGTCGCCCGCCTTCGTGGGGTGCGCAAGCGCCGTCACGTTCGCGCCGGTCGCGTCAGATATGCGTTTCAGCGCAGCGGTGTAGATTCCCGCGTCTTTTGCGCTGTTATCGTCGCCGGGCGCGATGCTTTGCGCCAAGGTATCAAGCACAATCATTGCAACGTCGAGACGGTAATGCCGCGCCGCTATTGAGGCGATTTCGATCAGGTCCTTTTCATCACGCGTCGGCTTGCCGCTCGGATCGAATAGGCAACACGGCCCGCGATGCACGACGAATGCGCCGTCGCTAACATCCCGGCCTGCTTTCTCCATAAGCTCGCACCATGTCGAAACGCGCCTCTCGACATCATCCGAGTTTTCCAAGGCGACGTAAATCACGACGCCCTTTGTCACTTTCCTACCCCGCCACTCGAAACCGTGCCCGACATGCAAACCAATGTCGGAAAAAACCGCCGTTTTGCCAGCGCCCCATAGGCCAGTCGCAACGGAAGTTGTGCCTCTCGCGACGACGAACTTAATGCACCATTCGAGAAAACGAACGGCCGCTCCGCGCAGATTTTCGATGTACTCGAATCGTCGCGCCAACCGGGTGCGGACCTCCGGCTGCACGACTTCAATCTGATCGCTCACATCTCCGAATGCCGCACCGTCGCTCGGCTTATAGACCAAGCGCGGCGATAGCTTCGCCTTTGCGAACTCCCGCGCGAGTTGGCGCGCGTCGAAGTCGCCCGCGCCATCCCACTCGCCGCAAAATGCAGCGTAGTCCTGCACGGTTAAATCGGGAAACGCGCCAGCGAGATAGCACGCTGCGTTAAAGCGGTTGGCTGATCGGTCGCTCGACGGGTCGTCGTAAAGCTTGATGAAACCCGGCTCACAGTCGCGAAGGTATTGAAGGCTATATCCGCCAAGCGCCTCATCGAACGCGACGGAAAAGTCCGGCCACGCCTCCGCGCCTAGCTGCCCTATCAGGCTTTTAATCGTCGGGTCCGAATCGCTCAGCGACGCTTCGGCTTCCGACGCTTCGCCGATCTTGGCGCGAATGTAATCGGGCACTTCCGGAATCTTTCCGCCCCGATAAGCGCGAAGGAAGGCGTACAAGTCTTCCCGTGTGCCGTAGCGCTTCCCGTCTTCACGCCAAGAGCCAGGCGCAACGGTCTGACCGCCCCGCCCCCGAACATCCGTACCGTATTCGCGCTTCAACGCACCCGCGCGATTGCCGAATGTACCGTCAGACTTCAAGTAGAGATGAAACCCGCCGTCACGCGTCGGCACCTTCGGCGCGCCCTCGGGATAACCATGATCTTCGAGCAGTTGGCCTAACTTCTCCGGCCCGCCGTCTTTTGCATCCGCATCCAGCACGACCAAGCCAGACGGTCCGCACGCAATCGAAGGCACGGCGTCGGGGTACTTGCGCCAAAGCATTTTTACGACGGATAGCGTCCGCGTCGCTCCGATGTGCGGCGGCTCTTCGCCATCATGCTCTTGCCGGTACTTGGCCGCGTGGTCTTCCCGCTCGTCGTCCGTAAGATCGGTGTCGAGCCGATTGAATGCCTTGACGAGTGGCACTTTGCCAGAACTCGGAAAGACGACGAGTCCGCATTCGGCCAACATGCGCGCGTTTTCTGCGTTGACGTTGCGGCGTGCCTGGGTGTTGTTAACGTCGCTCAT